ATTGTTGTGGGTTCCTGTAGTAACACCACTTCCACCAGATGTACTCCCAATAAAGGTATTAAACTTTCCTATAGTCGATCCCTTACCAGCCTCAAATCCGACTGCCGTATTGTGCATATCCGCATCAGTGCCGGTTTGTGAACCTAAAGCATTTCGACCTATGGCTACTGAATTATTACCGTCAACGTCTACATCTAACGCACTGGTTCCAATGGCTACGTTGTCTTGTCCAGTTGTTAAATTAGTACCAGCAAACCCACCCACCAAAACATTGGCATTTCCGCTGGTCAAATCGTAGCCTGCAATATACCCAACTGCGGTGTTTGTGTTTCCAGTAATTACACCAAGACCACCTGCCAGTGAACCAACATAAGTTGAAAACAAGGAGGTAGCTGCATTAAGTCCTGCCTTATATCCTACTGCAACATTATTACCTTCGGCGGCTCCGTTTAAATCTTGTAAGGCACGAAACCCGATTGCCACGTTTTCGCCGTGTCCATCTTCATTTTGTAACGCTTGCGATCCAATGGCTACGTTCCCCGCTCCCGCTGCCAAAGATGCCCCCGCTTCATTTCCAATAAGTACGTTATTAGAAGAGGTCAGAAGAGCACCCGCACTATAGCCAACGGCTACATTGTTATCCTCTGTCGTGATAGCCGTTCCTGCTTCATCTCCGATTAAGACGTTGTAATTACCGCCAGAGGCTATTGCATCCCCTGCGTTTACGCCAAACCTTAAATTGGATGTACCTAACGTAGTAGAAAACATTGCTCCATCAGAAGGTATTGTGTAAGTCGTAGCATTGCTTGTAAAGAATGTTAGTTCTCCGTTTGCTGCATCACCTTGGATACCAGTGGTGCCATTACCCCAAAAAATTTGTTTATCATCGTTTAATGTAATATGTGAGTTAAATATAGCCGTACCTGCCTCTGACATATCGAGGGTGAGGGCAGTAAAGATAGACCCACCATCGTTTCCTTCAAGCGTTATATTTTTATCACTGATGAGCGACCTAATCTGTAAGTCGCCATCATCCATCCTTATTTTGCCAGTTGATGCGCTACCATCTTTAAAGAATATTTCACCACCATCAGCATTAAGGTTAATGTCTCCTGCAACGTCTATAGTTAAGTCACCACTTGATAAATCTATTTCAGTTCCATCTATGGTTATGTTATCTACAACCACACCAGCGTTGGCTGTGACTACGCCTGTTACGGCAAGAGTACCACCAACCGTGGCTAATCCACCAATCGCCACATCATCCGTAACCGTCAGATCGTCATCAACCAGCAAGTCCACAACGGACAGTGCTGCAAAGGCGTCTAGAACTATTGAGCCAGAGCCACTACCCGGTAGGATGACAGCCTTAGTTTGTCCAGTAGGGATAGTTACCGCAGCGCCCGCGCCAGAGCCTTGCTTTACTGCAATTGATTGAGATCCACTGGTGGCATTTTCAATAAACATTAAACGACTGACGGTATCGGGGTCCACGGTCATTGTTCTTGTAGCTGTTAAATTGCCAGCGGATGTAACCTTAAAGTACATAGCCCGTGCTGGATCAGCCGCACCGTCTGCGACAGTGGTCGTGGCATTGGCATCTGAGCCAAACACCTGCTGAGTTCCATAGCCCAGCGCATCGCCAATCAGTTCAAGGTTTGTGTTGGTTACTGTACCCCATGAGCCTGACTGATCGCCAGTTGCCATCTCATTGAGGCGAAGGTCATTTACATAGGTACTAGCCATTTTAGTCGATCCTTACTATTGCGTTGTTTGCAGTGGGGGCAGGGAATACGATCTTAAACGTACCGCCAGCAACTGTGAAATTTCCACCGAATGCTAAAACTGCGATTGCGCCTTTTGCGTTTGATGAGGCATCACCCAGCGTCTTGTTATAGATTAATGCGCCATTTGCAGTAAATGTAGCATCTGTCCATTCTGGATCATCTGCGTCAAATACTCCGCTTGTTCCATTTTCAGCTACAGCAACGACTGGCGATGTAAATGTAAGTCGTTCTCCGCCAGTGGTATATCCATCGCCGTTGGCCACTTGCCCTGCTGTTATGTAGCCGTCTGTTGTTGCATTAAGTGTCGCTGCATCGGTGTACAGTGCTATTCGTATGTCATCTGTATCTAGGTGATGATCACCCAGCATGACATCCATTTTGAAAAGTGTACACATTGCTTGTGTTATAGACATTATAGACCTCCGTTATATTCTGCTGCGTAATCGCGTTGCATCTCTTGTATAAATAATTGCAGTGCTTCGTCAAACTGAGTTTTGTAAAGCGCCAATGTCTCGCCAGCTTTGAGAAACGCTGATGCCTCGTATAAACATGCGGATAGTAACACGTTTTCTGCGTTGTCGCCAACCCATGTGTTTGCGTTGCTAGAACTTAGCCCCGCCTCTGGTGCGATGTAGTCCACTTGGTAGGTGTCAGTCGAGTTTGGCGTTGGAGCCAATGTAATCACCGTCCCAGCCGTTCCTGCGGTCTTTGTGCTGTAGAACTCTGGGACACCCTGCGTAGCTGAGTTGGGCCAGTAATCACGCAAATATGAATCAATCCTGTGATCTAGGTATGACACGTTGCTTGAGATTGTCACTGACACCTGACGTATCATCCGCGCAGATGCGACTGTATAATCAAATGTGCCTGCAACCATGCTGGCTGATGTGGTTAACCTAAAGCACGGCAGATTTGGCAGGCGCTGGAAGATCATGTCTTCGGCCTGCGCTATGATTTGGTCTACTGACGCCGTTAGTTCTGTTGAGTCGTCTTCCAAGAAGTTTTGGATGTTCGCGACTAAAGTTGTGTAGTTCATTTAGTTACCCCATGTCCCTTCGCCCCAGTCACCAGACCCCCAGAAAGTTTCGTCTATAGATATACTTTCGTTACCTACAGCACCCGTACCACCGACACCAGTTTCAGCTATTGTTAAGACCAAAGTCTCTCCACCTACACCGCCCGTGCCGCCAACACCATCTTCATCAATGGATAAGCTGAGAGCCTCGACGCCGACAGATCCTGCGCCGCCGCCCCCGGCCACGCCCGTGACAACAGCGGATGGAACTTCTACGCCTACGCCGCCCGTGCCAGCCACGCCATCCGCATCAACATATGAAGCCTCAATCGCTTCATTGCCAACTGCGCCCGTGCCACCAACTCCTGTTTGGATAGTATGCGTCACTTCTAAAGACACATATCCAATGTCTCCACGCCCAGAAGTCCCGACACCGGGACGCAACCTTGGGTCTATTGTCCAGTCTTGGGTGTAGCCAATATAGACAACAACATTCTCAGGATCTGTGTCAGGGCGTCCGTTAAACAGCGCGGTTGCGTCAACAACATTTTTTGCGGGAGTGAGCTGCGGTTGCTTTGGCTCCCAATCTTCTGGCGAAACACGCAAGCCATCCCAAGTGGTCTTCAATTGGGTATATCTGACCCGAAGACCGCTTCTGTCGCTTATCGCGTAGGATTTTTTTCCTCTTGCGTATTTTGCCATTATGATAAGTTCAGCGCGGTTGGCTGAATCCTTAGACTTACACCATCATTGTCAGTCGCCGCCGCAAAGGCAAACGCCCGTTCGTACATTTCATTTAGGATCTGAAACTTGTCGTTTGCAAACTTCAGTGATAATTTACTTGCCAGCCCAGCGCAGATGCACTCGTTCCAGCGATATGGGATGTCCGCATCTTGATTGGACGCCGTAACGTCCTCAAGTTGGTTCACAGCCCAGTATATGATGCTATACGTTGTCTTGTTTGGTATTTGCCAAAGATAAATAATCGGCGTTATCTGCTTGTCCAGCATATACTGGCTTGGCTTGCCCAGTGATGTCTTATTTGGGAGCTGGTTATAGTCAGAGATCGACACGCGGTTAATGATCTGGTCAGACGTATCTGTGCCAGAGCTATCGCGGATTACGGCATCCATGATGTCAATTGTGCCTGCGGGTAGCGTGTAAGGCGTTGTCTGGCCGTTTACGAGCGTCAAAGTGTTCTGAGATAACGCCCAGTAGTTAATACCCCTATTGGCCCACTCAGAGAAGAGGAGGTTAAGGCTGCGCCGTGCTGACACAGCCCTATCGCCTGTCTGAACTTGTGGATCAAGACCGCAACGCTCAAACGCTTCAGTAATTATTTCCTGAATGTCAGGTCTAAACGCTACGGTTCCCGAAGTTGCCATTTAAAACCCCTATGCGAAAAAGACATTCATTAATACAACCGTGGCGACTGTATATTTAACAGACAAACCAGACTTAAACAGCATACCTTCGTCTGGGATGGTGTTGTCCACGGTTGAATTATCTGTGCCGATTGTTTGTGCCTTGAATATGGTAGTGCCACTGTCTGGCGTACCATTAAAGAAATCAACCAGCCCTGCCGTTCCAGCGGAGACAATTGAATAGCCTTTCAATCGCGTGCGACCACCACCAGCTACTTCGCTGGCACATAGTGAGCCTGACCCGACTGTAATGTTTGCAGCATATTGGGCAGAGCATTCCACTGCGCTAACAGTTAAGAATAATTTTGCTCCTGCAACGGCTTCGGCAGATCCTGTGGATGTTATGACTTCTGTCATAGCGTTACCGAAAACATCTGTCCCAGTGATGGTGCAGGTTTTTGCGTTGTCTCCCGTACCTGTAGTTGTAACAGTTACGTTTCTAGCACCACCACCTACAAAGGTAGTTGCCGCCATAGTTGCTGATGTGTTTGGTCTAGCTGCTGTAACTAATCGATCAGGATCAGCCGCATTTTCGTCAGCTATAAATTTGACCTGTACGTCTGTTTGTACGCCCA